TTATTTTATCACTATACCGCATTAACGTATTCCCCTATTAACGCATTAACGCTTTAACGTGATAAAATAATAAAGCACACTTTAATACTTTAAAGTGATACAAGTGCGTTGAAGTACAATAACGTAGATTTGTCTGAATATTACGACTTTTATAAATTTGAAAAATCTATTGCTTTTTATAGAGACTATGCTATAATAGACTTATCAAATGAAAGAGAGGTAATTGATATGAGAATTAGAGAAAGAAGCTTATACGAAATTGAAGTAGACTATAATTGCGGATTGATTGAAAACAAGTATGCTAATACTGCAATGAGCATAGAAGAAGTTAAAGAACTTTGCAAAACTGACTATGTAGACGGTTACTTAAATTTAAAGAGAGAATTTGTAATACTATTATCTAATAATAGATATTTTAAAGTATTAAATAGGAGAGCTTTAGGATGGTAGACGCAATAGCAATTACTTTATTATGCTTAGGATTTTATTTAGGGGGGTACGACAGTGCAAAGGAAAAATATGGAAAGAAACATTGACTTTGATAAGAGCGGATATTGCAAAGATAGGGACACATACAAAAGTCCCTATTTTGCGACTAAAGCTTTTAACAATAATGAGCACAACAAAGGGTGTAACACATACGATATTGAGAAACGCCCTATATTAAGAAAAACAGAGCAAGGTGACTATATAATATTAGGAGAAACAATCGAAATTGGATATGAAAAGGTGATTACAAATGGAAACAGTAAGAATTGATTTAAGACGTAAAGATATAGATATTGAAGCAGTAAGAAGTATTAGGAGAAAACTTGCGAAAAGAGCAAACCAAAGATTGCGTGTTTTAGAAAAAAATAAACTTACAAAGAACGCTTACAGAGTAGCTACATACTATACACAGCAGACAAGAGGAGAAGACAGATTTAGTGAAGCAAAAATGGTTAAGGCAGATATGCGATACTTAAAGCAAGAAATACTTGAATTGGAAAGATTTTTAAATTCCACGACTTCTACCTTGACGGGATATAAGAAATTAAAACAACAGAGATTGAAAGTTTTTCGAGAATACGGGCTTGAGGTTAAAGACGAACAAGAGTTTTTTGACTTTTTAAATTCTGAAATCTACAAACAACTTGCTAATAAAGCTATTTCTTCTGATATTCTACAAGAATTTTACGATACAGTGAAATCGAAAAAGGACGCAAAGAAAGAGGAAATACAGAAAGCCCTTGAAAAGTTTAGGGAAGGAAATATAGACACAATAGAAGAGCTATACGAAGAATTTGACTTAACGTTTATGGAGTAGATTATGGTAAAGTTTAATTTAACGGGAGAATTTAAAAATGAAGAAGCATTGTTTTACGAGGTGGAAGACCTTACCCCGTTAGATTATGCTATGAACTGTGATATAGTATATAGTAAAGCAAGAAACAATAAGAAAGCATATTACAATTATCCGAACACTTTTGATATTGAAAGTACGACAGTAGATTGTGAAGAACCTTATGCTTTTATGTATATTTTTATGTTCTGGTACAATGGAAAGGCTATTTGTGGCAGACGCTGGGAAGAATTTGTTAAATTTATTGATAATGTAGTAAAGTACAATAATGATGATATAAAGGTAGTATTTTATGTACATTATTTATCTTATGAATTCCAATTTATTAAAGATTTTTTTAATTGGAAAGAAGTATTTGCAGTTGAAGCACATAAAGTACTTAGAGCTACTTATAAGAATATCGAATTTCGATGCTCTTTTTATTTATCCAACATGAATTTAGAGAAGTTTTGTGAAAGTGGGAAGAATGTAAAACATCTGAAACAAGCAGGGCATTTTGACTACAAAGTATTAAGAACGCCAGATACGATTTTAACGAATGAAGAATTGACATATTGTTATTGTGACGTAGTCGGATTACATGAAAGATTATTGGAGTCTTTGGAAGACGATACAATGATTACAATACCATACACAAGTACAGGATATGTGAGAAGAAACTGCCGTTTAGCAATGCGAAAAAACAAAGCAAATAGAGAACTATTTTTAAAGACGCGTTTAAATAAGGAAACTTACACTTTATTAAAAGAAGCCATGCGTGGCGGAAACACACACGGAAATTCTTTGCACGTAGAACAGATAGAGCATGATGTTAAATGTTTTGACATTGCTAGCTCATATCCAGCCGTAATGATGATGAAATATTATCCTGTTACTTGCTTTACAAAGGTAAAACCTACTATAAAAAGCTTTGAAAAATACTTAAAAGAGTATTGTTGTTTATTTAGGGTGCACTTTATCGGATTAAAGATAAAGAAAGAAGTTCCAGTACCGTATATTTCCGAGCATAAGTGTTTAAAGAAAATGAACCCTTTAATTTTTAACGGGCGAGTAGTCGAAGCAGAAGTTATCTCCATGACAGTTACAGAAATTGACTTTGACATTATCCGTTCTGAATACACTTACGAAAAATTTGCTATTTCCGATTTTTATATTGCAAAACGAGGAGAACTACCAAAAGAGTTAAAAGATGAAATTATGACTTATTTTTATAATAAAACTACTTTAAAGAAAGTTGACCCGTACTTGTACGCAAAGAGTAAAAATCTATTAAATTCAATTTTCGGAATGGCTTGTACAGACCCTGTGCGTGAAATAATGTTATATTCTGAAACGGTCGGGTGGGTAAAAGAAACGGAAGATATAGAAGAAGCACTTGATAAATATTATCGTTCTTATAATAGTTTTTTGCCGTATCAATGGGGGATTTGGGTTACTGCTCATGCAAGATTGCAGTTAGAAAAGTCTTTAAGATTGACTAAAAGCCATACAGTCTACATTGACACAGACAGTAATAAGTGTGTAGACATACCCGACAACATTTTAGATGAATTAAATGAAGAAATAAAGAAAGAAGCAGAGGAACATAAAGCATACGTTGATTTTAACGATGAACGTTATTATCTAGGAGTATTTGAACAAGAGGACACTTGTAAAGATTTTATAACAATGGGTGCGAAGAAATACGCTTATACGGAAGATGACGATACATTTCATATAACAATTTCTGGTGTATCTAAAAAATTAGGTGCGCAAGAAATGATTGAAAAAGCAAAAGAAGAAAACGCTCTACCTATTGAACAGTTTAAAAGGGGGTTTATATTTTATAATTGCGGAAGAACAGTACACCGCTACAACGAAGAAAGACCGCATTATATTACAGTAAATGGTTGCAAGATACTGAATGCAAGTAACATCGCAATTACTGACAGTACATACAAGTTAAGCACGACTGATGATTTTGAAAGTTTTATTGAAAATAACCTTGACATTATGATTTAATTGTACTATTATATACTTGTAACAAAGAAACAGATTTATTAAGAAAGAACAACACTATATCTGATTAAAAGGAGAAAACAACATGAACAACAAAATTATGGTAAACGTAACAGCAAAGGACATTTTTAATGCACAGGTAGGAAAAGGATTTAAAGAAGCAGGCAGCGGAAAAATTGAAGGAAAGCTTACTGGATATGCAGTTTATGACACAGAGTCTGAGAATGAAGAAACTGGAGAAATTGAAACAAAAACAATCTCCTTAATGGTTGTTGACGGAGTAATCTATTCTGGTGAAAGTATTGTAATTGCAAGCAGAATAAGACAAATAAGACAGTTCACAACAGAAGAAGAAATTAAAGCGGGCATTCCTATTCAGTTCGGCGAATTGAAAGTAGGAAGGGGAACAGCAACAACGTTCATATTGAAATAAGAAAGGGGGAATGGCGGTCTATCGACTGCCTTTCTTTATGTATTTAAACTTAGAAACATTAGAAAATAAATTAGATGTGTTTAATATAATTTTAGGAAATCGTGGCGGCGGAAAGACATATACTTGTTTAAGAGATTGTATAAAGAATGGAAAGAAATTTATATATTTAAGAAGAACACAAAAAGAGATACAGCGTATTGCAAAGAAGAAAGTAGATGTGTCCTTATCTCCTTTTGAACCTCTTAATAAAGACTATCCAGATTGGCATTTAGAAGTAGAAGCCCTTGACGATGATATATACACAGTGACAAATGGATTTATTGGAGATGAAAAGAAAAGTGTTGGTCTTATGTGTCCTTTAAGCACTTTTGCAAGTATGAGAGGTTTTTCTGCCCCCGACATAGAAGTGATTATATTTGATGAATTTAATCCAGAATTACATGTAAGAGGTATTAAAAATGAAGATGACGCATTTTTTAATATGTACGAAACAGTAAATCGAAACAGGGAACTGCAAGGAGAAAAGCCCGTACAAGTATTTTTGTTAGGTAACACAAATAATATTGCAATTCCAATTCTAGAAACACTCGGCTTAATTGAAGTAATAGAGGGTATGCAGAGAAAAGGAAAGAAATTTTATAATAACAGAAATCGAAACTTATTTTTAATGCTAATGGAAGACAGTGATTACATAGAGAAAAAATCCAAGACAGCTTTATATAAACTTACAGCTGGTACAGAATTTTATGAAATGGCACTTGAAAACAAGTTTGCATATAATGACTTTAGCGACATAGAAGTTAAAAAACTGAATGAATACCGATTGGAGTTTACTTGTAATGATTTTGCAGTTTGGAAACACAAAAGCCGATTCGAATTTTATGTAACAAAGAATACAACAGGACGAGTAGACTATGAAAACACAGAAGCTGAAGCTGTGGCTTTACGAAATCGTATGAGATATTTATATAATGCTTATGTTGGAAGAAAAATAATTTATCAGAATTACAGGGTAAAAAAGTCCTTTACAAATTATGTGTAATGTGTTATTATAATAATCGAGGAAGGGAACAACTCAAGGCTCGGAAAGCCGTTCATGGGTGGGAGCACCTAAACCTTCCTCTTTTTCCTAAAGGACATGAAATTCATGTTCTTTATGGAAAGGGGGAAACGAAATGAATGAAATCGTGACAGTAGTCACAAATGCTATTAGCAATGTCGGTTTTCCAATCTGTTGTGTCGGTGCATTAGGTTATCTTCTGTATCGTGAGCAGGAATTACACAGAGAAGAAAGCAAGATGTTTACGAGCGCAATTAAAGATTTAACAGTCGCGCTCACACAACTTTCAGAGAAGTTGGGGGGTAATGAAGATGCTGAGGATTATTGATGTAAGTAATTGGCAAGAAGGGCTTGTAGATTTAGCACATCTGGAAAAGTACAACGCTGACGGGGTAATGATGAAAGCAACAGAGGGCAGAACTTTTACCGATAAGTCTCTTGATAGCTTTTATGACCGATTGCACGGAGCGAAAGACGGAAAACCAGATAAGAATAAAATTTATGGTTTCTATCATTACGCAAGACCAGAAAATAATTCCCCAGAACAGGAAGCAATGCATTTCCTCGACAAAGTCGGACACCATGCAGGTAATGCGATTTTTGCTTTGGATTGGGAAGGAAAAGCATTAAACTATCCCATTACATGGGCTATTCGCTGGCTTGACTATGTTTATGAAAAAACAGGTGTTCGCCCCTTGATTTACACACAGGGAAGTTACACAAAGTATTTGCAGAAAGTCTTAAACAGAGATTATGGACTTTGGGTTGCACATTACGGGGTAAAAAAGCCAAACATTGGAGTTTATCCGTTCTATGCAATGTGGCAGTACAGTGCAGACGGCATTGACCAGAATTATTTTAATGGTGATGAAAAAACATGGAGAAAGTATTGTGAGGTGAGATAGTGTCTAGTATTTCAAAAATCTTAACAGAAAATAACAACGGAGTGCCTACATAATGACTTGGATAACAGGAAACAGGTATCTATCACAGTCGGAAATGGATGACAACGCTCTAATTGTTGCTCAAATACTTTTAGAGTTTGGATGGACTCATAACGCTATTGCAGGGACTTTAGGTAATATGCAATATGAGTCTAACATAAACCCCGGTTTGTGGGAAAATTTGAATGAAGGAAACACAAGCAATGGTTTTGGATTGACACAATGGACTCCTGCAACAAAATTGATAAACTGGTGTAATAGTAAAGGACTTAACTACAAAGACGGAAATGCACAGTTACAACGATTGCAGTATGAAGTCGAATGGGACGCACAGAGTCCCAATCAAGGTCAATGGATAAATCGAGATGGGCTATCCTTTGCCGAATACATTAAAAGCACTGATACTCCGACTAATCTTGCAAGAGTGTTTATCCGTTCTTACGAACGTCCAGCAAATGAAAACCAACCACAAAGGGGAACAGCTGCCGAACGATACTTTAATTTGATAAAGGATTTAGTAGGCGGAAAACTGGAAAAAGTGATTGAAGCAATTATGGGAAGAACAGTAGAATACAACGGGCACAAGGGATTGAACCTTTATTCACAGGACGCAGTATTGCGTACACAAGTTTTTAATTTGCCGACAGGTCATTCTGACTGCTCCTCTCTAATGTGGAAAGCATTTGAAATCTACGGTGATACCTTTATTGGAACATGGACAGAAGAACAGAGAACACATGGTGAACTAGTTTGGACGAACACAAATCCAGACTGGCACACTGTCCCTTTAGAGGAACAAAGTAAAATCATGCGAGGTGATTTAATATTCTATGGTACTTTAGGCGGGCAAAGCGAACACGTAGAAATGTTTCTAGGGGATAATCAACAGGTCGGTCATGGTTCTGGATGGGGACCGACTTTAAAGGTAACAAGCAACTATCGGCATCCGTACCCAGTAATGGAAGTAAGAAGATATTTATACGGGGGTGGAATTATACCACCGACAAGTCCACTTTGGAAAAAATACTTGGGTGGAATTGTTAAAAAAAGGAGGAAAAAACAATGCAAACAAGTGATATTGTTAAATTAGTAAACGCAGGGTTTACGAAAGAGGAGATTATGCAGTTGGCTAGTCCAGCACAGCCACAGGTTCAGACACAGGTTCAGACACCAACACTGGTTCAGCCACAGGTTCAGCCACAGGTTCAGACACCAACACTGGTTCAGCCACAGGTTCAGCCACAGGTTCAGACACAGGTTCAGCCACAAGTTCAGATGCAGATGGCGCCGAATGTGGACTATAAAATGCTTTATGAAACACAGAAACAGATGCTTGCCGATATGCAGTCTTTAAATCAGAGAATGAATGTTGGTGCACCGATTGACACCGTGGAGAGCGTCATGAAGGATTTTCTTGGGGGTGAAAAATAATGCCGGCTAATGAATTAAGTATCAATCAGGTCAGTACAATTTTAAATGCAGTGGTTAAGCAGGCAACAGGAAACACAGCTTTAGCAACAGTAGACGGAAATAATTTTGCAACAGTGGCACAGTTACCATTGAAAATTGGATATGACCCTGTTATTAACGCTATTTCTCAGGTTCTGTCATCTACAATCTTTTCTGTCAGACCGTATTCAAGGAAATTTTCTGGTATCAATGTTAGCGAGCAGAAGTTTGGAAACATTACTAGAAAGTTGAACATTTCTGACAGTGAATGGTCTGATGACGACAGAATAGAGTTAGAGGATGGTAAAAGTGTTGACATGTATCCAGTCAAGAAACCGTCTGTGTTACAGACTAATTTTTACGGTGCTAATGCCTATCAGAGAATGACAACTATTTTTAAAGACCAGTTAGACGTTGCCTTTTCCTCACAGGAAGAATTTGGACGATTTATCTCCATGCTGATGACCAATGTTTCCGATATGATTGAGCAGGGGCATGAAAGTATGGCAAGAATGTGTATTCTTAACTACGTTGGTGGAAAGCTTGCTAGTGCAGATGAAGCAAATAACCGTATTCATTTGCTTACAGAATACAATGCGCTTACAGGTTTGACTTTAGATGATAAAGACGTATATAAACCAGATAATTTTCCGTCATTCATGAAGTTTGTTGTTGCTAGAATTAAATCGATTTCCAACCTTATGACCGAAAGAAGTGAAAAGTTTCACACTAACGTTACTGGAAAAGAGATTATGCGCCATACACCACTTTCAAAGCAGAAATTGTATCTGCTTGCTCCACAGCAGTATTTAATGGAAACGTCCGTGCTGTCAGATTTATTTAATGATAAATACATGAAAATGACTGACTTAGAGTTAGTGAATTTTTGGCAGAATATCGATAAACCATCTAATATTGATATTAAGCCAATTTATATGGATAAGACTGGAAGTTTAAAACAGCCTACTGATACAATCAAAGAGCCTCACCTTTTCGGTGTAATTTTTGATGAAGAAGCTCTGGGTTATACTACTGTAAACAGGTGGTCTGCACCTACACCTTTTAATGCAAGAGGGGGTTATCATAATATCTTCTGGCACTATACAGATAGATACTGGAATGACTTTACAGAAAATGGTGTTGTTCTACTGTTAGATTAACAAGATAGGGGGTAAAGGGGACGTTAGTCCCCTTGAAATCTAGATGGAAGTAATTTTTTATAAATTCAGTAAAAGAAAAAATAGTACGAAACAGGCTTCTAGAGGACTTTCTTACAGGCACGGCACTTTAAAGGAGTTTTGTAGTATTACAAAGCCTATAATTCTTGTAGACATGGGGAAAATTCCAGATTACAATTATGCTTATATTACAGAATTTAAAAGATATTACTATATTACTAATGTAGTAGTAGAAAGCGGTACAATGTGCAGAATTTACATGACTGTGGATGTATTGGCAAGTTACAAAGATGATATCTTAAATGCGGATGTGTTTGTACAGCGTTGGAGCCGTTCGGAAGTCATTGACTTAGTGGATGGAGAATGTATCGCAAAAGCAAACCCTAAAATTATGATAGAAACAGGTCGTATGCCACTCGATACGAAAGGGATTTTTGTTTTAGGAATAGCTGGAAAGAATGGAGAAGAAGCAATAACTTACTTTGACTTGTCTCTAGGACAGATGGAACGTTTTAATTATTTTATGTTTACGGAAGAAACTTTTGCGAGCGTAATATCCGAAGACGTAGTTAAATCATTTTTTAATCCCTTTGAATATGTAACATCTGCAATGTGGTTTCCATTTCCACATAGTCTGCAAGAAGCAAAGAAAATTGACTTCGGATGGTTCGAAAGCGAAGAAATGAAAGGTGTTCCGTTAAAAGGAAACTCTCTTACAAGTGGAGAACTTTGGATTAGAATTCCTAAAATGTACCCTAACGGAGATTTCAGAAATGGGACTTTTGGGCAATATGAAATATACATTCCTTTCTTTGGCTCTATACCTCTGGACAGTAACATCATAAACAGTGCGGATGTTATTTCATATAAATTTGTTGTCGATATTGCAACAGGAAAAGCGCAATGCCAACTCGGATATGGTGATGAAAGCATAATAGAAAGTGGAAGTGGTACAGTGTTTAAAAGAATAGAGGGGCAAATGGGATGCCCTGTCGCTCTTGCACAAAGTAAAACAGATATTATAAATAGTGCTTTTAGTGGTGTTGGTAGTCTTGCAAGTGCACGTCCGTCCGCTGGTGGTGTTGTAAACGCTGTGCATGGGGTTTACAGTGCAGTACAGAACGCAATGCCTAAAATGGAAACAAAAAGCGGAAATGGTTGTAGAAGCATTATGGATTTTGAAAAGGACGTAAAACTGACTGCCACATTTTATCGAGCTAATGTATTAAATCCAGAAGATAGGGGGTATATACACTGTAAAAGACAAACTCTCGGTAGTCTCGGCGGTGGTTTTGCTATTTGCGATAATGCAAGCATTTCGTTATCTGCAACGGAAGAAGAAATTACAGAAGTTAATAACTATGTGAATGGGGGAATTTATATTGAGTAATTATCCTGTGGACTTTGATGGAGTAGCACGTTACAACACTAAAGTAACCCCTAGTACTGTGCATACATGGGGGACTTACAATGTAGAATTTTATAAGAGATATTTGCTTACTAAAGCAATGTCAGTTTTTGAATGGACTGTACCGAAAGAATGGTCGTTAGATTATTTTAAAAATTGTATATATGTAAACGGTAAAATATGTGTGATAAATACAAATCGTTTTGGAGTAATCCCACAAATGTTTACGCCAGCAGGATATGACATCTATTATGAGCCTAACACAGCATACATTGCTAGCCCAATTTTAGGAGAGTACACACTGGAAATAGGTAAACAATGTGAAGTGATAAAGCTAAAAAGAGATTGGTGTGGAATTATGGATATTATTAACAATTATGCAGAATTGCTTGCCGAATGTGATAAGTCTATCGGTGTCAATCTTTTAAATACGAAAGTTGCTTTTACTTTTGCGGTAAACAGTAAAACAGAAGCCGAAAAAATGAAGAAAATCTATGACCAAATTACTTCTGGAAATCCGGCTGTATTTTACAAAGACGGCGGGGAAAAGTGGGATTACTTTAGTCAGAATTTAAAGCAAAATTACATTGTACAAGATTTAATTATTGCTAAAAAGTCCATTATGGACGAGTTTAATACTCTTGTTGGTATTCCAAACGCAAACACGGAAAAGAGAGAAAGACTGGTCAAGGATGAAGTTAATGCAAACAATGCGGACACGTATTCGCTGGCTGAGGAATGGCTAGAAGAATTAAAAATCGGATGTGAAAAGGTTAATAGAATGTTTGGACTTAACTTGTCTGTTAAATTTAGGGAATGGGTGAAGCAGAATGGCGAAAATAACACTGTGGGGAATTTTGAATAATTACCCCGAAATTATTAAAGGTGTGGAACTGCCGAACAACGTGGATTACGAAACGTTGTTGGAAGTTATAATATTTAAAGCAGGGGAAAATGAGGTCATGTACCCAAACCCTGTTTTCATGGAAATAGCAGTTCGTGCATGGTTTAGAGCGAAAAAGTACGAGTTTGATAAACTTGCAGAAACTTTGGATTTAGAATACAATCCGATTGAAAATTACGACAGAAAAGAAGAATGGACGGATAGAACAGAAAGTACAAGTAATTCCAGTACGAAAGGAAATGGAACAAGTATGGAAAGTAAATATGCGTTCGACAGCACGAGCTTTAATCCGTACACACGTACAGAAAACACGAACAATGATACTGATACTGTGCAGGGGAACGGGGAAACGGTGCACAGTGGAAAAATTCACGGGAATATTGGAGTTACAACGTCACAGCAGATGATACAATCTGAAAGAGAAGTTGCTAACTTTGATATATATGACTATATCGCAAATAAATTTGAAGACGCTTTTACGCTTGCGGTTTATTAAGAAAGGAGAAATAATTATGAGTTTTGAAGTGTTTCCGTATACTAATTTTCATGAAATGAATTTGGATTGGTTAATTGAAAAAATGAAAGAGTTAGTAAAAGAATGGATGGACGTAGGCAAAAAGTGGGAAGAGATTAGAGAACTAATTGAAAACTTCTTAGACCACGTAGCAGTAGACATTTCCGAAGAAGTCAAGAAACAGTTAAAAGTGATGCTGGATAACGGAGAGTTAGAAGCAATTATCACAAGTTCCTTGGGAATTGTGACAAGCGTAGATACTTGCGTAGAACTTAAGAAATCTACGAAATATAAGGTAGGGCAGGTTATTGTTACAAGGGGGTATCACAAAATCGGTGACAATGGCGGTGCAACTTATTACTTGTCAGACACTGCTTTTGAGGACACGGGGGTTTTCGAAAAAACAGCAAACGGATTATTTGCAAATATGCTGTACAATGATGTAATTTCCGTTGAACAGTTAGGTGTCGTTAGCAATGCTACTGGTGATTACACTACAAAACCTGCTAATAATGCGGTAGTTTTTAATAATGCCCTGACGCTTTGCAAAAGCAATTCTACAAGAAAACACAAATTTAAACTTGTAGGTTACGGAAATTATTATGTAGAAACATCTTTGGATTTCGGCGGAACGAATGAAGCGAAAGTTTCAGACAGTGATTTCAAAACAGACTTTTCTGGTTCAACGATTTTCACAGATAAAAGCTTAGACGCTCTTATTTCTATTAAAAACGCTCAAGAAATTATTTATAGTTTTGGGTATATCAATGCAGAAACTTGTAATTACGGGATTAAAATTACCTCTTTGGAGCGCTATGACTGGACACAGTATGTTACTTTACAATGTTTAGATGTAAGAGCTTCAACAAAGTCCTTATATGTCAGTAACAATAATAAGGGCGGTTGGGTGAATGAATTACATGTTATCGGTGGCTTATATCCAAATGGAATATTTATAGATTGCCCGAATCGAGTGGATGAAGTTTTTGTAACTAATATGCTCTCTGGTTTTTATTTTACGGACGTGTCCTGTGAAGGTGCTGATACGTGGTTTACGTTAAAAAATGTTGTTTACACATATATAAATAACGCGAGAACAGCAGACGTTAGTGACAAATGGCTTGAAACACAGCAAAATTGCAGTAACATTTATTTAACAGGTTCTTTTAGAACAGACCAATTAACAATATCACAGGAAACATACAATATCAACATAAGGGGCTCTTTAAATGTTCCTGATAACTTCACAATAAAAAATCCTATTTATATTAAAGGTGGGTGGGTTACAGATTTTCTACCGATTGCTTCATCACAAGGAAATGGGCGTGGCTTCATTAGAAATAATGATGTATCTCCTACAATTATTCAATTTAAAGGAGATTGTTCAAAACTTATTCTACCGAAAGAATATTCAGACTATCTGGGTATAAATAAGTTTGAAGCATACTTCGATAGCAACTGCACGGGTATCGTAAAAGACTCATATAAAGTAACAGTTGTTAATACAGAAAGTTATAGAGGTAGATATGCTACTATATACTATGTCGGAAATGCTTGGTGGATTAACTCACCATCAAATAATTAAGAGGGCTTACAGCCCTCTTTAATTGTATTCTATTTTAAATATTCCTAAAGCCCTTAACTCTTCATTATCAAATTGCCAATGTATAAGCCTGTTCTTTAGTGCCCTATACCCTCGTTCATTTATGTATGCAATCCTTGTTTTTCTGTCGATTGTTACAAATACAGTAGCGTATTTCTTATTTATCGTGCTTTTCGCCGTCAACATTGTTTGCAATCTCATTTTTTGTACTCCTCCAATTTACGCAATAGATGATAATTTTCAATATATAAATCATTTATTTTTTTTTGTTGATGTGCAGATAGCGTACACATAATCGCAATAACGTATTTCTTCTAACAATTCCCTACTAATTATAGCACCGTCAAATTTCATTACTTCTTTCTGTTTAAACATCTTATCTTACCTCTCTTTCATTTGATAAGTCTATTATAGCATAGTCTCTATAAAAAGCAATAGATTTTTCAAATTTATAAAAGTCGTAATATTCAGACAAATCTACGTTATTGTACTTCAACGCACTTGTATCACTTTAAAGTATTAAAGTGTGCTTTATTATTTTATCACGTTAAAGCGTTAATGCGTTAATAGGGGAATACGTTAATGCGGTATAGTGATAAAATAA